ATCACCCGAGTTCTTAACAAGAGTTAAGTACTTCGTACTCCCCTTAACAGATTCATCTATAGTTCTAGCGGAAGCCACTACATTGTCTGTACCAACCACTACATCGTAAGATAGTCCCTCCACTACAATCTCTTGAGCAGTGGTGTTAAAGATGGTATTAGGTAGTGGAAGGTAGCCTGCTAAGTAAGGAGTGTTGACTGCTAAGTCCGATATCTCTGAAGTGTAGAAAGCTCCTAAGCTTAGATCAAAGATGAGTTCCTTATTCGCAAAGGACTTGTTATCTAGCGACTCCCCGTACAACCACCTCGCTTGTCTTGATACAGGATCGAACACAGCACTAAGGTTCTTCTTAGACTCTGTAGGAATACCCTCGTAGAAGCTCTGTATTGTCTGGTACGTTATGTTCTCTGCTTTACCTCGTAATGATACATCATCCTTAGTAACAACCTGTATACCTGATTCTGCCCAGTAGGACAGTATCTCTTCAGCCGATAGTATGGAAGAAGAAGACAAGGCTCCGATCTTAGAGGTCTTACTTATGTTCTGATTCGTAGCACTGAATATTGACTCCCCACCATGTAGCTCCCATACACCATTATCTGCTATTACAAACAGTGAGTTACCAAGCGGTGCTAGTCCGAAGATAGTACCTGCATCTGGCAGAGAGACAAACCCTCCGTCACTGTCTAGTATATCATTAAGTGTTTCTTCTGTAGGATCTAGTCGGGAGTGACACTTTCCTAAGTCTGAGTCGGAAGATACAACTCGACTGTAAAACACAAGAGATCCTATGTTAGGGGTGTTGTCATCACCATCCGTCACGGAGGACTCTGTAACTGTATAGAACACCCTACCTGCGTAAGAAGCTACAGATGTGATTGCTCCAGATGTCTTGTCTTGTGGGATGTCAAGAGCGCCCGCTGCAAATGCTGTCCTTCTGTCTTGACCTCTATCAAAGAGGTCTATTACAACACGCCCTCTAGGAGCCTGTGCTGACCCTGCAAACCCTCTAGGGATCATCCAAGGGCTATACATCCCTATTAAGGAAGCCACAGGTGAGCCATCATTGGTGTACGACCAGTATATGTCTGCGTTAGAAGGTGAGTACGTTAACTGTGAGAGGGTAGAAGATACGGGATCTCCTGTGCTGTGGAGAGTCCCATCGAAGTTGTATATGTGATCTGCTGTTAGAGGCCACCCTTGGTTAAGTAAATTATACCTGTGTTGATTATACTGACTAGAACCTACAGCCCAAGTTGGTCTAAAATCTACATCGACACCTTCATCAATGCCAAACTGATCCCTAACCTTTAAGCGTATACTAGTGTTAGCTACTGAGGGGTTTACTGAGAAGTCAGTAGAGGTTTGTTGTACATCCCCGTCATAAGTGTATAACAAGGCTACAGTGATCCCGTGAGCCACAACAAGCTTACCACGTATACTAGTAGCACTTATCTTTGTAGAAGCATCTCCTCCCGTATCTAAAGGCAGTCCTCCATTCAGGAAGGTGAGGGATACGGTGGAGGCAGTTACATCGTAGAAGTAGAGCTTAGTGCCCACTTGGATAACACCTATATCTATCGTGCCATCTTGACTAGGGTTCTCCCATACATGGCTAGAGACAGCAATGTCAGAGGCAACAAAGTCTTCCGCTGTGTCCTTGAGTACATAGCTATCCTCATACTCCATACCAAGCCTTCTCTGCCTCGAACCGTCCCTGTTCAATACAAAGTTCTTCTCCTCAATGGAGGCGTTCTCAGGGAAGTTTAGAGGCCCTGCTTCTGTAATCAACCCCTTAACAAAGGAGTTAATCTCTACATCAACTGTTTGTCTTCCCATTTTGCTTCACCTTCTTCGGTCTAGCTGGAACATAGTTATCAATATCTCTCTGGGCACTAGCCCTCTTTGTATATAGACCAGTGAGGGAGTCAGGAGTTTGACCTCCTCCTACATAACCAATCTCATATACAGACCCTTTGTTACGGGCAATTCTAACTTCTAAATTTCTTTCAGCACTCATTTTCTACTCTTCCTTCCGTAGTCAGCATACCTAATACCACCCTTAGTGGTGAAGGCTTTCTGGGACATACGGGCTCTTTGTCTTCGTGATTGTTGTTCAGCCTTTTGATCGGCAACTTGGTTAAGCCTCAGAGAGGCCACAGACTTTGTCTCAGCCACTAATAAGGGAAAGGCTTCCGTAGGTAAGTCTGGTACGAAAGAGTCGCTTACAGTCCAACCAGGAGTCTTGTAGACGTATGCCTGAGTCTTACTAGACTGTATTGTAGTGTCTACAGACGAATCATACGAATCTAAGGTGATGTTCTCATCATCGAAGCTAGTCCAATATTGAGGTTGTATGTCATTCCTGATAAGGTAGGGTACACCATTCAGGTTGGTCATAGTCTCAGTGTTAGTAGCATCCGAGTCTCTACTGTTAGACTTTAATATAAACTCATCAGGGTAGATGTATTCAAGCTCTTCCCATCTAGCCTTAGTTTCACCAGCTCTAATCTTATTGTAGTTAAGCCATTTAAGCTCTGTAACCTCGTCAGGAACGCTTAGAACAGTCTTCCTAGACGTATCTGATACAGAGTTAAGGCTTATCATCTCTTTTAGATGAGGCCACTCACGGCCTGCTATAAGCTCATAGAAGGTGGTCTTTAACATCTGAGCTACTTGTATAGCTTCAGCAGTGTCGGATATCGAGTTAACTTCATCTGAGTCAAGATCATTGAGAGTGTCTTGAACCATCTCTAATAAGGTTTGTTTCATACAGCCTCCTAAGTGTTAGTGTGCAAGACTCTTATAAACCAACCGTTAACAGTGACAGTCACACCTGTTCCATCAGCCTTGGCTAGAAGCCTCGCAGGGAAGTTTAATGTATTAGCATCTCCCATATAAATACTCATAAGTCTAACATCGTGGTAAGTACCTGCTACCTTAAAGTTCTGTAGAGGTATAATTGGGAGGGTGTAGGGGCTACCACCTACGCCTAGCTCTATATCCACCTCTACAGCCTTGTTAGTACCTGTAGTGATGATGTCTATATCTACTCGAATCTCTACTGTATCCCCAAGAGATAACACTGTTCCGTCTGTCCAATCAAACTGATTAGTAGCTACATCCCATACATCAGTTAGTCCAGCAAGAGCATAGGTCTTATTAGTGAAAGCCCCCGCACCATCATTGGTTAGTTGGTATAGGGTACCCGCTACAGTTAGGGGGATAGGGGTACCTGTGGTTGTAACATCGTTGTAGTCATAAATCCCTTGACTAGTTGTACCTGTTAAGGGGAGGCTAGGGACAGTCCATGTACCACTCCCTGCCCCGTCTGAGGTGTATACAGCACCAGTAGCCGCTGTAGCTGCACCTTTAGGCTCATGTATATTAGGATCGGCTATTAAATTGTGTTCTAAATTGGCCATTAGGCCCTCCTTATACGGAAAAAGGGAGAGGCTTTTACACCCCTCCCTCTTAGTTTATACAGACTTGTATTGTACTACTACTCGTGCAGTAGGATTGACATCAGCCACCGCTGTTGCAATAGCATTAGAGTTAGGAGTCAATACAATATTAACTGCCGATGTTCCTGACAAGTTAACCATTGTACCAATAGCATCCGAGGTAATGCCTTGTGCCGTGGATAGTACGATTACCTCTGCTGTACCCCCATCAATAGAGAGAGCCGCTGTAGAGGATGCAGCAAAGGCTGTCTCCACCTCTACATACAACGCCTCTACGAGATAGCCTGCTGGCAAGGGCAAGGTTATGCCAGCGGCAAAGATCTCACCTGCTGTCAACTCAAAGACCAACTCCTTCTGTGTGCCAGTGTTAGGCAGTTCCCCCCCAACTCCACCAACTCGTAAAGGCCCATAACGCTTGCTAATACCAAGGTTAGCTGGATCTGATTCATATGTGCTCATATTCTATATTCCTATTTAGTTTTTTAATTAAGCGATTTTAGTGTCAGAAGTTAAGATTACACCTAGTGTGTCAACACGCTGTGAACCAAAGCCCCATCGAGCAGTTTGAACAAACTCGTCACGTTGCTTATCTTTGTTACGCTCACCTTCAACTTTAGGCTGCTGCCTCCAAGCACTCATAAGAGGCTTAGTCTGATCATCAGCAATACACATAAAGATGTTAGCTACCGCATTATCTATCTGTGCAGAACTGCCACCAGTAGGGGTGATTGTCTCTGTAGCAATCTTAGGTAGACGGTTAGAAGACATGATCTGCCATCCGAACAAGCTCATAATGTAATCATGGTCTCGACTAAACCCCCCTGTTAAGATCTGCTGCATCATCGGGTTGGAATCGACATTAGCAGTTGTCTGATACAAGGTGTTAAGCGTTGCACCAACTACGGGATCTACAATCGCTATACGGCCTGCTGCTGGAACTTCTGCCTTATCGAAAGCAAGCTTCATCTGAACAAGATCAGCTAGACCTAAAACAAAGTCATTAGCAGTACCATCTGTAGCTATAATACGGTGATCGAACCCGTTAATAGCATTAGGGTTAGTAGCAGTTTGAGATCCATTCAAAACAGAGAGAGCTTGAGACTCTCGATATTCCTGAATAGCTCGAACAGCTTCTTGACCTCGTGCTTGTGTCAATGCTTCAATCTGACTACCGTCTTGTCGCATCTTATCTGTAACATACCAACCGTCACCAACATAATCAGTGATGGACAAGGTGATGTTACCAGTCTCGATAGGAGAGTAAACGATGTCTTCGTTCTCGGTAATCTCTTGGATCTGAGCTTCACCGATGGTCTTGATGTTAAGAGTTGTACCATTACCGAAGTCTGATACATCTCGGAAAAAGTTCTCAGGCAACATGCCGTCATTCATGTTACGAAGGATGAAGCTTGAGTATTGAGTTGCCTCTACAAAAGAGGTGTTTGAGGAGCTAGTAATAGCCATTTTTTAAATTCCTTATAGTTCAAGTTGTCGAGCTGTCTCTGCTTTGATGAAGTCCCATTCTGCCTTTTTCTCAGCATTGGTTCCAAACATCCCTTTAGGAGTCAGAGTTTGCTCTGTATGTTGGAAAGATTCCGTGTTAATACCACTAGGGACTAACGAAGGGGTTGCCTTCTCACCCTTAATGCCTAACATTGTAAATACTGCTTCAGGACTTGTACGAGCTAACGAGTCAATCGTCTGCCTGTTCATTCCTAATGCTTCTGCTTTAGCATAGTATAACTCACCAGCTTTATCACCAAAGGCTTCCTGCACTTTAGCGACTACCTTGGCTCCGTTAGCCTCTGCTACCTGTTGTGACGCTTGTGCAGCCATTACATCAGCTATACGTGCATCTAGATCAACCTCTGGAGTAGAAACAACTGGAGCTGCTGGAGCTGGTTGTCCCTGAGATTGGACGGCTGCTAGAATATCCTCTACGGCTTTAGCTTCAGTAGCCTTAGCTCGTAGTTCAGTAGCTTCTGCTTCTAATTTAGCAATGTGCTGTTGTGCAGCCTCAAAGCCATTGAAAGCATGTTCCATTGACGAATATTTCTGTTCACCTTGTGCGTTCTTCAAGCCAGTTAGTAAATGGTCGTATACGGGGGCTGGTGTTGGCACATTTTGCTCATTACTCTGTGGTGCAGAAGCAGGAGCGGGATCGTTATTAAATAAATCTGACATTGGTATGGTCTACCTTAAATTGTAATTAGTTGTTTGATTTCTTCCATAGCTCTTTGATAACCATTCAGGTCAGCTTGGCGTTCACTCCATGCAGGAGAGTCATAAGAGCTATTACTTATTTGTGTGTTTCTTGCTTTTTCTTTACGTTCCTCAAGGAGGAAGCCTACTCTCTCGAATAGGTCTCTATTAGATTTAAGCCTATTTACAAACTCATCTCTACTGTCCTCCTTCAGGTGGCTGCTCAAAATTGACTTCGCCACTAGGTTCTTCTCCCGGTGCTGGTACTGACTGTTCCGTTAGAGCATCCTCTTGGGCAGCCTGTGCTAATTTCTGTGTCTCTATCTGTTCCATCACGCCTATGTTAGGCTTAACGATGTTCAGACTAGATATTTGTAAGGAGTCTTCTACAAGCTTCGCTAGTTCTATTCCTGAGAAGTGATTACCTATCTTAAGTCCGAGTTCACCCGACATAGCAATTTGTATACTCTGTAGGAGCTGAGCTTGTTGGGCGAAGTGTCGAGCACCGATAGGTCTTAGCTTTCCTCTAGCTGTAATATCATCCTTAGTAATACTTATGAAGTCTTGGACTCCTAAGTCATCATCCATGATACGAACTACATCCGTTGCGTCTAGCCGTCTTCTCCCTTCTTCTAACATAGCGTTAAGAGAAGGTTCAAGAATATTAATCTCAAAATTAATAGTCTTTTCTTGAAATATTCGACCTGCGGCGTTGTCTAGACTCTGAACCTCGAAGGCTGTCTTTTCACCGGGTGTTCTTATTCCCATTGCTTGTTTAGGGGCTCCAGCCATCTCTTCCATCATGGCCATGAGTCTGTCAATCTCGTTCTGAGCTGAGATGACACCTGCTAGGTTCTTACCTAGCTCCTCTATATTTCCTTCCTCAGAGATGGGTATCTGTACCCCTGGCTCCCATTCAAAGTCATCCACATCACCTCGTATAACGAGAGGAGGATGTACTAAGAGGTCTTGGGCATCCGCCTTTAAGTTCTCTAAGTGATCTATTCGATATTGCATACCTATGAGGTTATCTAAAGGCCCCATAGCGTACAAGTTATCTGTTCTCTTACGCCAGCCTACATGTCCCTTGTGAGACTTACCTAGCCAGCTCTTGATCTTACCAGAGGCCACTGTAATGGAACGATCTATTACAACAATCTCTATATCTGTATGAAGCTTCTCATTGATGCTGTCGTAGTAGTCACCTTCAAAGGTTAGGACTTCTACAACTTCGCTTCCGTAATACTCTTTCAAGTCACCAAAGCCATCTACCTGAAAGCCTATAGCCTTGTCCATATCTGCTAGGGAGAACCCACCAGCTATAGCTCTTATCTTCTTAGTCTTTAAAGCTGCTACAGCCCATTCTTCATTAGCTTCTGCTAAGGCAGTGACTTCTCCAACGCTATACAACTTCCTTACAATCTTCGGACTCTTACCAAAGGTAGTAGCTGTAGGGTTGAATACGATGTCTAGTGGGCTAATCCTCTCAAGTACGGGGCCAACATATCCTTGAACATATTCTCCGTCAGCATCGATAAAAAAGTTATTCTCGTACGATACGTCATAGAACGCATTACCGTAATCAATGTAATCAAACACGAGATCTGACACCGTATCTCTGTAATTACTTTCCCTAACCTTGTTACCAATGTAGCCTTGAATCGCTTGCTTCTTTGAAATAGTTTCATCATCACCAGTAGCTCCTTCCCACTTCAACCAGTTGTCATTAGGAAATAATGAACTGATATAATTTGAATGTAAGTTATCTCGTATCTGACATATCTTCGGAATAGTAGTAGTGTTCTTCCAAGGCAGTGTCGAGTTAGAAGTGGTACTAGTATCTGTAGCAAACACATAATCTCTAAGCTCTTTCCACTCCTCTTTCTTAGGAGCCCTCTTTCTATTCCATAGCTCCCAAAGGTAGCCTATGTTCGAGCCTATGTCATCAGAGACCTCTCCGAAGTGGCTCTGTAAGTCTGCAACTGATCCTGTCATATATTATCTTCCACTAAATTTAACCCCACCGAATCGGCTATTAAACTTAAGAACATTAGTCTTCTCTAATGATCTCTTCCTCATAGGGGGTTTTGCAATTTCAACAACACTAGCCAAGCAATCTTTAATATCGTCATGCTGTGGTCTAGCAAGTAATAGTTCTTCTTCTAGAGCAGGTGTATACCCCCCTCTGTGATGGAAGATAGTCATGTTCTCATATCGAGGTTCAAGTACAGCAGCAATACGTTCTTCCTTACTGCCTTGATGCCTGTTAGGACGATGCTCATCAACTATGAGGGACATTCCTTCTTTACGAATGTTATCCTTCAGATCGTTAGACAACACCTTCTGTGCTACACTGACCTCTGCTCTTAGCTTCTTGAACTGCCACTTGACATGCATATCTTGTACACGATCGAAGTAAACCTTAATCTTATCTGTCTTAAACCTGTCTATGTCTAACACATATATATAGCCTTCATTGTCTATTCCTACAACTACGAGAGCAGTGTAATCCGCTTTCTTGTTTAAGGAGAAGGCAAAGTCAATAGCTGCATAGACGTTCATTGGCTTATTCTTAAAATACCAAGTACCATTCTCTTGCTTAACAAACCTAGGTTCAAAGTATTGAAATCTACTGTTGTCTAGCCTATTCGACTCAGGATCGTTTGGATCATTATAATACTGGGCATAAAATTGTGTCCTGTCAGTGTACATAGCACTGATCCTAGAAAGCTCTTTACGGTTGAATCCGAAGCTCTTACCATCATCTCTTGTCTCTCGTGGCCATAGGAAATCACCGTTCTTCTCAACAACCTTCTCTAGTATCTCCCAGATAGGCTCTTGGTCAATGATGTTGTCTTCATCGTCATAGACAGGTACTTGTTGTTCCTTCCATATACGATATTGGTCAGATGGATGGTATCTAGTGCCACACGCCTTTATGTTGCCTCCAGTGTTAAGGATGGAAGCCATTTGAGACATGGCATTCGCACATTTACGTCTACCCTCTTCTGTGTAAGCATTGTCGGGGACTACTACATCATCAGGAACAACTACGTCCGCGTGGAAGCCTGTGGTGTTTGTAGTAAGTCCCGCTGTTACGATTGTAGGGTCACGTACACCCTCAAACTTTCTTTTAGGGTGATCTACACATATTGCTGAAGTAGACCACTTCTCCCTTTTCCCCTCGTCTTGATGGATCATCTCAGGCCAGTATAACCTATAAGGGTCACTATCTAGCATCCCTTTAACGGCGTATAGCTGGGCTTCTGCAAGTGTTGAAGTAGCTGAGACATAAAGGATCGTAGTATCGGGGTTATTGGTAATATGCCACGCACACCATACGGCCACACAATGACTCTTCATATGGGCACGAGGGAGAAGTAATAGTTGGTTAGGAGTGTCCATGCTCATCAACCACCTGAACACTTCCTTATGTAGCTCTCCGTATACACGTTGAGGGTTAACCAACTGTGCAAACGTATATAGGTCGGACTCAGCCGCCTCCCTAATTTGATCGTGTATACTCTTCATCTTATAGTCCTAGTCGTTTAAAGTCAGCATTGATAACCTCAGCTAACTTCTTATCAGTCTTCTTATGTCCAGCCTTCTCAGCCTTAGAAGGGGCCCCTGCTTTACGAGTGACCCAGCCTCTATCTGCTAAGAACTTGTCAGCTTGGTAAGAACCTTCTTTAGCATGATCTACCATACGATAGATTGCT